CTGAGGGATACTAACGATGGGTATTTTGAACATGCGTTGACGTCTGGTGGTAAAGAGCCTAAAATGTCGTCGTTTATTAAAAAAAGTATAAATGGCGGAGGTTATAAGGACTCTAGAAAACCAGATGTATTCGGACCGCATACAGTATGGAAAAATGGCGTTGCGTATCCGGATTCTAGATGGGCAGCGATGGGTGTTGTACCTAAAGAGCATCCATATATTAAAGGACGATGGGTTCATCCAGATAGATACGACGCTATTAGGGCATATTATGCCTCACGTGATAATACTAGAAGTAATGTCCAGAAGGCCGTTTCTGGTGGCCTCGATAAAGCAACCGGCACTATTGGAAAAGAATTCGGCAATCTTAAATCCGGTGGCGATGCGGCACTTAAAGCATATAAAGATGCCCATTCAAATGTGCAGATTCCTCAAAAACATGGTTATCCAAAGTTTGAAGCTTATAACGGAAGCAAATTGGGAGAAGCGGCCGCTTATGCTAAGGGTGCTATTGGAAGTAGTGCAGTAGGCCGTGCTGGAAGAGCAGCTTTTGAAACTCTCACAAACAGCATTGAGAGTTTCAAGAAGGGTATCAGTAAATATCTCACTGGATCAAATGCCGGTAAGAATCGTGCAGAAGCCCTTAGAAGTCTTCAGACTCAGGCCGGTAATCTGATGGGTGCTATCAGCAGTGCTCTTGGTACCAGTGAAGGTAGGTCTGGTATTCTTAGAGGTGCTGGTAAGGCTCTTGGTACAGCCGCTGGTACTGTTGTTGGTGGTGCACAGGGCGTTGCCAAAGGTATTGTCAATAGCAAAATTGGCCAGGCGGCTATTAATTCAGGTCGTAACGTTTATGGCGCTGTTGCAAGCAGAGTTGGTAGCGCTCTTGAATCCATTTCCGAGTTCTTCAAGCATAAAATGCTTTCTGCAGGAGCGGTTAGAGCATAACCCTAATTCAAAATGAACCTATCCAACACAGCCGTACCTAAATACTACGGGAAATTTAGGGATGCGGTTCTTAGAGGAGAAATTCCCGTTAATAAGGAAATCTCACTGGAAATGAATCGCATCGATGCCCTGATAGCAAATCCCGGTATTTATTACAATGGGGGTAAGGTTGAGGGTTGGATTGCGTTCTGTGAGAATGAACTTACGCTTACTGATGGTTCAGACTTGAAGCTGCTTGACTCATTCAAACTTTGGGGTGAGCAGGCGTTGTGCTGGTATTACTATGTTCGAAAAACAGTATACGAGCCGAATCCAAATGGTCATGGCGGACGGTATGTCATAAAAGATGTCCCGACTCCGCTTATCACAAGACAGTATCTTATCGTCGGACGAAATGCTGCTAAGACCCTGTATATGGAATGTATGCAAGCTTATGGATTGATCATGGATAAGTCTCGTACGGAGCAGGTCACTGTAGCTCCACGAATGGAACAGGCTGACGAAGTCCTTTCACCTCTCCGTACAGCTATCATTCGATCCAAAGGTCCGCTATTCTCATTCCTGACAGAGGGATCGATCAATAACACTACTGGTGACCGTAAGAAGCGCCAGAAGTTATGTTCGACTAAGAAAGGTATAGAGAACTTTGTAACAGGTTCTATCCTGCGTGTAAAGCCGCTTAATATAGAAGCTCTACAGGGTTCTCGAGCCAAGTATGCTACTGTCGACGAATGGCTGTCATGTGACGTTAAAGAGGATCCTGTCGGTACTCTGGCGACTAGTGCACAGAAGAACGGTCTGAACAATTATCTTGTCATTGCTGCTAGTTCTGAGGGAACTATCCGAAACGGCATCGGAGACAGTATGAAAATGGAGCTGTCTCAGATTCTTAGAGGAGAGTATCCAAATCCTCACGTATCAATCTTCTGGTATAAGCTGGATGATCTGAATGAAGTAGGAAAACCTGAGATGTGGGTTAAAGCTAATCCTAATCTTGGGCATACGGTTTCCTATGAGGACTATCAGCAAGATGTCATACGAATGGAACATAACCCTTCAGAGCGGAACGATATACTCGCTAAGAGGTTCGGCATTCCGACTGAGGGTTATACCTATTATTTCTCATACGAAGAAACAGTTCCTCACAAATATCATGAATACTGGAATATGCGATGCGCTTTGGGAGCTGACTTATCTCAAGGTGACGACTTCTGTGCATTCACCGTTATGTTCCCGTTAAGAGATGGGACTTTCGGTATTAAGACCAGAAGTTATGTTACTGAACGAACCATGATGAAGCTCCATAGCTCAATCCATGACAAATACCAGAACTTCATGAGAGAAGGAACTCTGATGGTTATGCCAGGAACGATCTTGGATATCCCAGGAATGGTATATGACGACCTGGACAAGTGGCTTATGGACAATAACTACGACGTTACATGTTTTGGATTTGACCCATATAACGCAAAGGAATTTGTAGCGAGATGGGAAATGGAGAACGGTCCGTTTGGTATTGTCAAAGTTCCACAGGGCGCCAGGACAGAATCAGTACCTCTTGGAGAGCTAAAGAAGCTGGCTGCCGACAGGGCTTTGATATTTGACGAAGAGCTGATGTCTTTTGCTATGGGAAATGTCGTTGTCCAAGAGGATACGAACTATAACAGAAAGCTTTCTAAGAAACGTCACGAAGATAAGATTGATAACTTCGCAGCGCTTCTTGATGCTTTCGTCGCATTCAAAATGAACAAAGATGCCTTTGAATAGGAGGTGATTATATGTCTTATGCAACGAAGAATTACATGGGTCCTGGCGGTGAGGAATGGGTAATCGGTGGTAAGCTGACTGTCCTTCCGGGTGCAACTGTCACCGGTCTTTCTGGCGCTGAGCCTACGCCGATTACTCCTGCATCTGCCGTGGAAGCTCTTGAGAATACCGCTCAGCTTTCTGATGTAATTGCTACTGTTAACGAGATTATTCTCAATCTTAAAGCGGCGGGGCTGATGGCAGAGTAATGAGTAACTTAGACTTTGTCATTGACAGGATTCAACATAGAATGATTGAGCCGCCTAAGAATCTTACCGCTAAGGAGTTACAAGATTACCTTAATGGATACGCTCAATGCCAAAAGGACATTATAAGTCTTATTAAGGACTTAGCTCAGCCGCAGTATTAACCGGAGGAATAACCTAAATGCCTTCTTTTATCGATTCCTTTAAGAAGCGATGGAACGCATTCTTCGGGGGAAGTGCTACAGAGCCTAAAAATGTGGATTATGGGCGTGGGACACATTTCAGGCCAGATACTTCTACTACATGGCGAAACTATGAGAAATCAATCGTAACAACCATTTACAACAGGATTGCGGTTGATGTGGCTGCTGTGGATTTGGAGCATGTGCGAGTTGATGAAGAAGGTAGATACATAGAGACACTTTCCTCTAACTTAAACTCATGTTTGAATTTCAGAGCCAACATCGATCAGACAGGACGACAGTTTGTACAAGACGTTGTTATGAGCATGTTTGATGAAGGATACGTCGGCTTATTTATTACGGATGCTACTGCCAATCCTAATAAGTCATCTTCTTACGATGTTATATCACTTAGATGCGGTAGGATTGTAGAATGGTATCCACAACATGTTAAGATTGAGGTTTATAATGAAAATACTGGTAAAAAGGAAGAAGTAATCACTCCGAAGACGGTTACAGCGATTATCACGAATCCTTTCTACGAAATTATGAACCGACCAAATTCCACGCTACGACGACTGAAACAGATACTTAATGACCTGGATGCTTTGAACAAGTATGCGACTTCGGGCAAGCTAGATATCATCATACAGCTTCCTTACGCACTGAAGTCCGAGACCAGGTTAGAGCAGGCTAACCAGAGACGAAAGAATCTTGAAGACCAGCTGAAGAATTCCGAACTAGGTATTGGATACATTGACTCTACTGAAAAGGTTATTCAGCTAGGAAGGACTCTTGAGAACAATCTTTGGAAACAAGCCCAGGACCTTACCGATATGCTTTATTCACAGATGGGATTAAGTCCGACAATCTTTGACGGTACTGCCGATTACAACGTCATGAACAATTACTACAACCGAGTAATCGATCCGATTTTAGTTGCTATCAGTGAGGCGATCAGCAGCGTTTTCATCTCTAAGAATGCAAGAACTAGAGGTGAGACGATTAAGTACTTTAGAGACCCATTCAGACTAGTTCCTGTTACTGAGATTGCTGATATGGGTGACAGGTTTACCAGGAATGAAATTCTGTCTTCTAATGAACTTCGTGGAGCTCTTGGATTTAAGCCTATTAACGACGCTAGAGCAGATGAGCTTAGAAATAAGAATCTGAATCCTACTGAGGGAGTTTACTATCCGTCAACGGATGATGCGGTCAATGCTTATAACCAAGATCAGGCTTACCAGATGATGGGACAAGAACAAATGCCACCAGAAGAAGAGGTTCCAGTTGAAGGCGATTTCTAATTACTTAGGAGCTAATTCAAAATGGAGAGATTTGATAAACGGAATTGTGATTTCTCCGGCTGGGTAACTCGCAACAATATCAAGTGTACCGACGGGCGAACAATTATGCAGGGAGCCTTTTCGCATTGTGATGGACAGGTTGTGCCAATGGTATGGAACCATTCTCACGACAATCCTCTTAATGTGCTTGGCCATGTCCTGCTTGAGGACCGTCCGCCTCAGGGTACTTACGGCTACGCTTTCTGTAACGATACCGAATTTGGAGAAGCTGCTAAACGGCAGGTAATGCATGGAGACATCAACTCGTTCTCCATCTGCGCTAATCACGTGAAACAGCGTGGTGGCGACGTTCTTCATGGCGATA